TTGACGCTATAGGCGCGTTCTGCAAATATCGTGGGCATTTGTTTCCCATTCTCAACCTCATCTTCGAAACGGTTGGTATAACTCACCTGCGATTTGAATGCGCCCGCTGTCGCGTCGTATATAAGCGCCTGATGACCTGCCGGTGTGCCGACTATTGTAACGTCGCTCAAGTCGTTTAAATCCGTAGGCACGGCGCTAGTATCGGCCTTTGCATTCAACGCCGTTTGTGTTGCCGTGCTGACTGGTTTATCCGCGTCGCTTGTATTGTCTACGTTGCTGAAGTCTGCGCTGTTGGCCTTGGCGTTTAGTTCGGTTTGCGTGGCTGTACTGACTGGCTTGTTTGCGTCGCTCGTATTGTCAACGTTTCCCAATCCCACCTCACTCTTTACGATGCTGTCGTTTGTCCATTCGCTGCCGTCGTACTTCAATAGCTCGCCCGTTTCGGGGCCGCCCTGACCGAATTGTACATCTGTCAATTGCCCCAACTCAGTAACCCCGCCCGCGTCGTCCGCTGGTTGCCATTCCTGCGCTGCTGCATCGTATGCAATTACTTGCCCATCGGTTACGCCTGTGGTATCAACGTCTGACAATTCGCCAAGCGTAACGCCTGTAATGGGGCTGCCTTGCGCTATCTCGAAATCACTGCGGCTTATCCTTACATCATAGTCCGCTGTTATGTTATACGTCCTCTGTGCCTCGTCAAAATCGATAATTTCGCCAAGGTATTGGATACTTTGAACGTTCACGCCGGAATAAGTACCGGTCACGCGGTCCAATGCCGCGCGTGTGTGCGTTGCCATATCAATGCACTCCGTGTAACTGGTTGAGTACAAATTAACTTCAATTTGTGCCGTGTCCAGCTTTGACGGTTCGCGCTTCGTGTCGCTCGGTTCGTTGCTGCTTACGTTGTAAACGACGTAAGGCAAAACCGCGTCTTGCTGTGCTACTTCCGGAAAAATTCGCGTGTCTACGATTGCACGTAAATCGGCATTTGATAGCAACAAATTGTATATAGCCTTTCCAACTGTCATTTCATAAACCTTTTAAATTCCTGCTTGTAAAGTTCGATTTGTTTGCGCTTCGTTGCACCTACGCCCGATTTAATTCCTTGCGTTAATTTGCCTTTGTTTGGTGTTTGCATGATGATGCCGCCGCCGCCTTTCTTGCCGCCTTTTTTCATCGTTGCAGGACGTGCGCCCATTTCCACAATATGAGCGAACCAACCGTCTGCGCCGTCACGAACTTTGCGTTTCAATTTGTATTTGCCTGCATTGTTCGCACGCGGCCCAATCATTGCCGTATTGCTGCCCTTACTAAACCATACACCAATAGAATTTTTGAGCTGGTTTTTTTTTACGACTATATTTTCACCGTTCTTTTTGTGGATAGTTATATCTTCCTTGTACGGCTTCAATTTGCTGCGCATCGCTTTCACCGTTTCTTTACCTGCCAAACGGTTCGCCTTTCTAAATTCCTTTTTGTTAATCGTGCCAAATCGTGCGGCTCTGTCTAACCGCTTTTCGATTTTTCTAAGTTGCGCCTGCATCGTGTCCATTACTCACCTGTTGACGTTGTGACCAGCCTTAAACCTTCCTCGCGTCCGATTTCCTGCACGGCTTCAATTTGATAGTATTGGCCTGCGTAGCTTACGCGGTCGCTTGGCCGCACGCCGCCCACGGTGCTGCTGTAACGGATAACAAAACGCACGCGTTGAACCGCATAAATTTGGTCGCTTTGTATTGATTCGCCGCCGCTTCCAGGCCTGTAATTTACCTCGGCCCAAACGGTGGCCAATGTCGTCCACGTTTCTGCACGCTCGCCATAATCGTTAACGGTTAGCGTTGCGCGTTCAATAGTTATTCGCCGGTCGAGTTTCCCGATTTTCATACACTTGTAACGTTGCGATATGGTGAAATAATGCTGTAAATACCCAGTGGCAATTCGTGCATTTTATAGCCTGTAACGGTTTGCCGATTCTCGTACAAATGCCCAACAAGTAAACGAATGGCATGGACAAGCGGCTGCGGAATTGTAGCCTCCGCATAACCGACGTTCATATTTACCTGCACCGCGTTGAATGTGTCATCATATAAATCGGGCGTATTGTCAAACGTTATGCGCGCGCTTTTGGTTTTTATATCAAACCAATATTTTGCCGCTGGTAGTGTTTGAGTTGCGTTTGCCGTGTCCAAATACGTCACGGATGCAATGGAGTTCACCGGGCCGATGGGAAAACGAACGTTATAAAAATAGTCGATATACCCCACGGCGCTCACGTCGCCCAGCCGCGTATTGCATACGTCTTCAATCCACGCAATTGCCGCATCCCTGAGCGCCTCGATTAGCGTGTCTTCGTCTGTATGGTCAACGCGCAAATGCTCCTTAAGCTGTGCCACGGTAATAATGCTATTCAGGTCGGGCGTGCCTGTTATTTCTACGGTCATCATGTCGCTAAAATACGGACAAAAAAAAGAGGGGCCGAAGCCCCCCTTTCACCAAACTATAACCTAACCAAATTAAGCATTCAAGTGCTTCGCAATGGACAACGCCTTTGGCTGTCGCAAATCGAAGTCAAAGAATCGGTTCACGTGCAATTTAATTTGTGCCGTTCCCGCTGCGCTGTATGGGTCAACAAGCAAATCAATGCCTCCAAAGTATGCCATGATTGCGCCCTGTGCGAAGTTACCGAAACACATTGCACCCGCTGCGGCTGTTGTGCCGTCCTCAAGGAATCCATTCACCAAATATGGAGTCGCAACCGCATTGTACATATTGAAGCGGCCATTTTCCCAAAGTGGTGTAACGTTGCCAACCTGCGCCAATACCTTCGTCAAACCATATGCGCCGGGACTCATAACATATGAAGAATTAGCAAGGTTCGCGCCTTGAGCTAATGCGTCACGCTCCAAATTGTTTACAATGGTTGTTGACAAAGCACCGTCTGCAACGCTCGTTTGATTAACGGCAGTCGATGCCATAATAGCATCAAATCCATAATCATCGATATAAGCGTTCATAGCTGCGGCCAACTCGTTTGCAATCAAAGCATCAACCTCACCACCGCCCTGCAAAATCAGCTGCTTCGAATACGTGGTATTGGCTGCAACACGCTGAGGTGTCAAGCTCACTTGGTCCATTTCCATGCCTGAACCTGTATCGGAACCAACCTCGTTTGACGGGTCGCTTGGTGCTGTACCTGCGGCCTTCGCGCTTACACGTGGAAACTGCAAGTTACCGGTAGCGTTTCGAATCACTGTTGTGCCGAGTCCTTCGAGTACTGTTGGCGCTCGCAATGCTTCGATTGCAGCAGGTACAACAGTTGGAACAAATCCTGAACCGTCGCCCGTTGGTGTCGCTTGGAAGTTGTCAGCACTTCCAGCACGCAAAGCCACTGAAGGAATTGCAATCTGTCCAGCCATCTGCAAACCTTGGCTTCGTGCTTCCTTGCTTGCCTCACTTGCCCACTCTGCTTCTGCACCTTCCAAATTTCGACCGTTTGCAACTGCAGCGACTGCACGGCTTAGGGAAAAAGAACCGTTGACGCGCTCAACTTCGCGTTGCTCTGATGCACCGGCTGTTCCTGTTTGCGCCATGCGTGCAACCATATCTTGCTCGCGTGTTTTGTGCTTGATTTTTACATCAAGGTCCTGAATCATGTTATCCAACTTATCACATCGCTCTTGCTCTGCTTCAGTAAGTACGCGGCCTTCGCTGTCCGCTTTTTGGCCAATGGCTACGAATTCTTCGTAGTTCGCATTGCGCTGGCCTTTCAAATCGTTTAAAGTCATCTTTGTAATGTTTTGCGTAAAGTTACGCGGTTCTGTTTTTATCGTTTCAGGTTCTGCGCGCTTTTCCTCTACGGGTTCGCTTGCTACCTGTTCATCTTTCAACTCCTCCACTTCCTGCGCCGCCGCTGCCATGTTTCGCGCGTATACTGAAGCCGTCGGGCTTGCTGGGTATGTTACTGCTGAGGTATCCAATAGCTTGCCAACCTTGGTAATGGTTCGCGTGCTGCGGTCCTCGCTCCATTCGTCCGCCTCGATTGTAAAGGCAAACGAACTTTGCGATATATCGCCGCGCTTGATTAGCTTGTAAAGGTCGCGCCCGTCCTGCGTGTCAGCAAGTGCGGCACGATACTTCAATCCTTGGTCGTCAACGCTTAGCTCTAAAGTGCCGTTCGTAGTTCGTGCCAATGGTGCGCCGGTATGGTTTAGCAAAAATCTTACATCGTCCTCCATAACGTCATCGAATGCGCCACGTGCTACGGTTTCTTTGAAGTATCCTAAATCGTACTCTACATCGAAATTGCTTGCATAGCCTTCGACTACCAAAGCGTCATCACCAGCGGCGCGCACTTCTGACGTGCGCAGTTCTACGCTGTCGCCGTATTGGTTGCGCAGTTCTTCCGTGCGCTTATCGTCTTTATTGTCCATTATTATTTGTTTCTGATACTTTATCGGAATAAGCGCCTAGCCTATCCAGTGCGATTTGATTGACGGCAACGGTATGCGTATCGCCTCCTTCCGTTGGGTTTAGTTCTTCCTTGCCCCTGACTTCGTTAATACTCAGCACGCCGTTGTTAAGCATCTTCGTATAGAAGTCGGCGCGGCTCTGCATATCGCCCCGGTACAAATCGTTTAAATTAAACTTGCTGTATATCTGTGGGCGCTCGCGTGATTGGATTAGCTTTCTATCAATTTCCTGCTCGATGCGCTTCGCCCAGGGTGCAATGGTGTGCCGTGCGAATTGTAAATTCTGTTGTTCAACGTTGTTGTAAGTTGTTTGGCTTTCGAGCTGTACCAATGTAGGCGGCACGCTAAAAATGCGGCATATTTCTTCAGCCTGAAATTTACGCGTTTCGATAAATTGCGCTTCGTCCGGGCTAATGCTAATTCGTGAATATTTAAATCCAAACGGCAGCAGCTTCGTGCCGGCTTGCTGTGCGGCCTTGTTCCAACTGCCCTGTATAATATCCATCTGCTCTTTTTTCAAAGGCTGGTCGCTGGATAATATTCCCGTCATTTGCCCACCGCTTCCAAAGTACTCCGCGCCAAAGTCCTCGGCTGCTTTGGCTAGTCCTAAATTCTCACGGTGCAATCGAATCGGTGACTTCCTTTGAAGGTTGCAAATCTCCAGCATATTTTCAGCCTGTACGATGCCCACGTTGCGCACGCTATACACTAACTGCCCGTTCACGGTCTTGCGGTCTACGTCGTACAAATCCAAGCATATCAAACCTGTGACGTATCCACGGTTGTCGCGCTCTATCAGTGCATAGCCAACGCCGTTAATTACTGCATTGCTAATTACCGTCTCCCAAAAGTCAAAAGCCGTTTGGTATTCGTTGGGCTTGTATTTGATAACGTCATAAGCGGGATGAACATTGGCCGGTTCTATCTCGCGCCCAATGCGTTCATAAATCTCCAAATCCAAACTCGCCAGCGTGCTGGCTATCTTGTACACGCACGCGTATACCGTCGAGATTGTCAGCGCTGTGTTCTCGTTAATATTCGCACCGCTTACGGTAGTGCCGTAAATACCTAGGTCATTCGCTAAGGTCTGCGAATCGTACTTACCTACGCGATACCTCAAAAGCGCGTTTAATCTGTCGCGAAGTGTTGCCATGTGGGGTGCAAATTACGAAAGGGAAATTATATCGAAAACTGTATCATGCGCGCCGTTCGTTTTATGGTGGCCGTATTCGTTCATGGCAATGATTGAAGCAATAACGCCGTCCACTTTTTTGCTTTCGTGCTTCTCTTTGGTGACGCGCTTGTTTTCGTTTACATCAGTATAAACTACGGCACAACCCATTTGCCATCTTAGCACCTCATTGCCTCCGTGTATGATGTTGCTTTTCATCATTTGCATCTCAAATTCCTTCGTTGGGCCGTTCATAGTGGTGATATTCTGCGCCATTGGGTGCATTTCTATGTCATCTTGTATCAATTCGCTCACGATATACGTGCTGAATCGTGGGTCATATCCGATGCCGCGAATGTCGTATTTCGCGCACGCGTCAACAATGTGCTCTTTTACATAGCGAAAATCGGTGACGTTGCCCGGTGTAATGGTTAAATGGCCGTCTTTTGCGTACCTGTGGTAATCAATTCCGGCGCTTAATTTCTTGCTGTCGGCTTTGTCTTGGTTGACGAATTGGTGCACAATGAGATAAAAACAGTCGTGTTCATCGTCACGAAATAGCAACGCGAAAGCGGTTAAATCCTGCGTACTGGCCAAATCTAGGCCACCGAAGGCAGGCAAATACGGCAAACGCTCCCAGGGTATCGGCTCCGCGCCTTGCATGAAAACGTCGTCAGGTATCCACGCGTGTTCGGCACTCGTCCAAATATTGAGATTCAGACGCAAAAACGTGTTTAGGTATGACGGGACGTTTTGCGCTTTCTTGCTTTCTTGCTCAAAATACGCTTTAGTGCAAATCGACCCATAGCCTGGGTTGGCTTTTTGCCACGTTGCTTCAGCTGTCCAATCATCACTTTCATCAGCGGCATAAAGTACTGGTAAAAAAGTCTCATCGAGAATACTGCCCTCCTGAACTTGCCGAGCGTACTCATGAATTTCAAAGCATATCGAATTCCTATCATGTCCGGCGGTAGTTAGTGCAATAACGAGCGGCTGCGTTCGTGCGCCTGTGGACGTTACAAGTACGTCCCACAAATCGCGGTTGGGCTGCGTGTGTAATTCGTCAAATATAACCGCATGGCAGTTAAAGCCGTGTTTCGTGCTTGCCTCGGCGCTTATGGACTTGTAAAAGCTGCTTTTGTAGTTGATGGAATTGCGCAAAACCTTGGCGCGTTGGCTCAGGTGTTTGTTGTTGTGTATCATCTCCTGCGCTATGCTAAAGACGATATTGGCTTGATTTCGGTCGCCTGCCGCGCTTATGACTTCCGCGCCGGGTTCACCGTCTGCAAAAAGCATATACAAGGCAATGGCTGCGGATAGGTTTGACTTGCCATTTTTACGCGGGATTTCAACGTAACACGTGCGATATTTTCGCCTTCCGTCGGCCTTTTTCCATCCAAAAAGTGGGCGAATTATGTCGTTTTTTTGCCAGTCTTCAAGTATAAACGGTTGGCCGCCTAACTCGCCTTTCACATGGCTGCAAAACTTTTCGATGAAGTCGACGGCCCTGTTTGCCGCGTCTTCGTCAAAGTGGAATTCATCCGAAGAATTCGTCAACGCTTTCTTCTGTTTCTGCCGTTGTACCTACTAACCTCTCCAGCGTCGCAATCATCGCCTGCTTTCTCATTCGCGCCTCTTTAAGTTGTTGCCATTCAGGACGGGCGCGGCTGTAAACGTCGCCGCTTTTGCCTGTGACTTGGTAGCACGTGCCTTGCTCATTGCAAAAAGCTTGCAGCATTTCTTCCTCAATCTCTACGCAAGAAAGCGTTTGAATTAAAGACTTTACGCCGCTGGTTAGCTCGCTGCGTGTGCTGTACTCCGCCACGCGTTCGGTAAATCTTTGAAATTGCGCATCGTTCATTTAGCTAAGTTAGGGGATTCCCTTTTACTTTCAAGCAGACGCGAAAAAAAGTCAACTTGCACGGGACTTTCTCGTAACGTCTATATGGTTTTCTTCACCCCCTACCCCCCTGTAAATCAGTGCGTTCCGTCCTTGACTTGCGCGCGTGGCAGCTATTGCACATAGGTTGGAACGGCCCGCGCCAGAAGTCACCGCCTTGTGTTACGGGTGTGATGTGGTCGACTACGTTGGCCAGTTCGTTGCACTCAATGCATAGGGGATTCTCTCGAAGAAAGACAGCGCGCAACCTGCGCCACGGCTTGGAGCTATAGCGGTTATCTCTGTTGACTCGTTGCCCCGGCTTTAGTTGTGTGTTGTGCCATGGGCTGCGCCTGCTGCCTTTAGGAATGTAAGCCATAGTTGTAACCGTTGTGCCCTGTCAATTGGTACAGTTCATGGCTGAGCTGCTGGAATCGTTGCCACCTGCTGCCGTAGTTCAGTGCCTTAATGTTACTTACCATGTTCACGTTTAACAGGTCGAGCCTTGCCTTTCTTAGTGCGTCGAACTGTATCCGTTCCTTTGGGCTTAGGCTGTACGTCTTTGGTTGCTGCAAATTCGAGGGCCTTTGTCCTATAATGGTCATGTAAGTTTCGTAACTCGCGTATCGTGTACTTTCTTCCTTCGTCCGCTTCTCGCATAAGGCGCGCAACTGTTCCTGGGTTTTCGCTTTCAATACGGCAGCCGTAAATCCATTGTTCTCCGCTTCTGAGAATATTGCAGGCATAGCATTGCGGCTTAACATTAGCCTCGTTCCACCGAGTAGCTGCGAATCGTCGGCTAAGGAAGTGGCCGGCTTGAATCTTCGATGCGTGATAGACTCGGTTGCAGGTGTAACACGTACAATTTCCGCGTATATCTGCCGCTTTCCATCGGGTGTATTTGCTGAACCATTCATCAACCTTTTTCTTCTCCTGTGCGTGCGTTCGTTTCTTTGGCATTCCCGTTAATTGCTTCGCTAATGTAGTCTTTTAGCAATTCGCGTTCACGTTTGCGGTTCTTGTATTCGGTTGACTGCTGCACCCTGTGCCAGTTCGCCCTTAGCTTAGTTCGGTACGCCTCGCGCTGTGTCGTGTAATGCGTTTCGCACATCACCCAAAACGCTTTGGTGTGTTCGGTTACGTTGGGATGTTCTGAAAACGTGCCTTTGTTGTTAATGAAGTATTCGCGTTCTATCGGGTGCGGTTGGTAACGGCTTGCGCACTCCGCGCCGTATACTTCTGTAATTGCGTACCTGCGTGCATCCATCAGGTCCAGCCAAAAGCGTTCAATATCTGTCATTTTCGTAATCGTTTATGCTTTGAAATATGCGGTAAGCAACTTGTGGGACTATAGCGTTGCCGTATCCTTTGATTGATTCTCTTCTCCACTTTGAAAAGGTAATGCCGTCCAGTTCTTTGGGAAGCCCATCATCTCCTCCACAAATAGGGGATTGAGTTGGGAAGTTTTCCCATTCTGAGCAAATGCGTCCGGCAATCCGTTTGTTTCCGTCCTTCCCGATGCTTTCAGTTGTTCTTTTGTTCTGCCTCCTTTGTAGTCTCTGCTCATTGGCGTGGGGAGCATTCCGTTGATAGTTGCGCTCAAACTTGCCCCGCGATTCTTTGCGTTTGGGTTTTTTGCCCTGTTTTTGTGTTGCTCCCATGTTTCGCTTATTTCCGTTGCTTTGGGTGTTGGGAGCATTCCGGTTTCGTTCAGAGCTGTGAACATCGACTTTTCTCCCTGCTTGAAGTCGCTCTTTCTGCCCGTCTCCGTTGTGATTGTGGGCAACAATCCAAACTCTGTCGCGTCTGTGGGGAGCGTTGACGGCACAAGCTGGAACAATAAACGATTGGACGGAGTACCCGAGAGCTTCCAAGTCAGAGCAACACGTTTCGAATACCAATCCGTTCGACCAAGAACAAATTCCCCGAACGTTCTCGCCCACGACCCAACGGGGTTGACACTCTCGGATAACTCTAAGCATCTCCGGCCACAGGTGGCGTTCGTCTTCTGACCCCTTTCGTTTTCCTGCAACGCTAAACGGTTGGCAGGGGAATCCTCCGCTAAGGACGTCAATTCGTCCATTATAGTCAGTTGCGTTAAAGTCTTTGATGTCTTCATATTGTTTTGCATTTGGGAAGTGGTGCTTGAGGACTTTGCGAGGGAACTCTTCCCACTCGCAATTGAAGAGGTTTGTGAACCCTGACCATTCAGCGGCAAGGTCAAAGCCTCCGATTCCTGAAAACAGACTGCCGTGCGTCATTTGTTGCTTTGCTTCTGTCGGTTCTGCATCTCTTCGCGCTCTGTGTACGTTAAGCGGTCTTCTCCTGCCATCCAATCGGCTGGGTGAACCCTCGATGCCACCGGGTTAATTTGCGTGGCGTATTCGGGCTGTAAATGCCTCATTGCTTCCTGTTGCATCCGCTCGGCGTCTTTGCGTTCGTTTTCGCGTATCGTTTGAATCACCGGTTGCTTTAATTGGTCGTATTTGGTGAAGCAATCGACGAACTGCGCCAATTTTAGCCGCTCGTAGTACGGCCCAAAGCTTTCTTTAGCCATCATGTACAGACACAAGCGCCAATCTTCAAGCGTAAACGTTGGGAATTGCTGTACAAGCTCGTTCACGGTCATTGCAATGTGTTCGGGTTCTGTAAGCGTCTTATTCGCATCGATGAATTTAACGCATCGGCTGAGCATCCCGATAAGTGCCGCCCGTGTAGGTGCTTCGTCGCAAACTAAAGCCGTGCGAACGTTCGTGCCTTCAAAACACGTTTGCAGCGTCAGGCGTGATACGTCCAGTTCTTGCAAATTCTGCAAGCTTTTCGCGGTTGACATCTCTTTCAAGGTTATTCGCTCGCCGGGTGTTAGCTCGCCCGCCTTTGGATGAGTTAAATACCAAGCCTTTCCAGCCGTTTGCAATTGCTGTATGAATTGCGTCGATTGCGTCGTTTTCGTCAGTGTGTTCATTTTGGAGTTTGATTAGTGCCCTTTGTTCGGTTTTGGGCGATTTATATTTAAATCTGTGGTCTGTTTGTTTGTACTCTTTCCATTCGTTCCAAGCTGTTTCGAATTTTTCTGATTGAAAAGGCAAAACAACATTCAACACTTTCGCACTATTAGTAGATGTATTAGTAGTTGATATAGTAGTTGTTATAGTATGTGCTGAATTCTGCGCACTCGTTTGCGCGGATTTACGCACTCGTCTGCGTGAATCTACGCACTCGTCTGCGCTATTTTGCGCACTCGTTTGCGCTAATCTACGCAGTCGTCTGTTGTATCTGTCACCCTCTCGAACAAGAAAACCAGCGTTTACAAGTTTGGAAATGTAGCCCCTGGCCGTGGCCGTTGATACGTTGAGCAGCTCGGCAAAGTGTTCGTTTCCTGCAAAGCATGGTTTATTTTTATCCTCGAAGCTGGCAACCTCGGCAAGCAGTACCCGCTCATTTGGGTGCAACTCGCCAAGATTCCACAATTCCAGTGGGATATATATGCCTTTACGCTTCAACGTAGTGCAGGATTGAGCTAATAAGCTGTTTGGCTTGTATCAAATAACCTTTACTGGTCATATCGTCGCCGCCTTTGACTTTATCGCCTTCATGCGCATTTAAAACCTTTTGCAGGGTGTCACGGTCTACGACAATACTAACTTTTTTATCGTGCGTCATGAATGCCCAATAATCCGCCTGCGTGTGTTCTATGCCGCTCGCATTGCCTCGGCTCTCGACTTCAATAAACAAATTACCTGTTTCATGTACGCGCATATCGCGTTTACATTCGACGGTGTAAAATGGTCGGTTTTTGCGAAGCAGGTTGCTGAATTCGCTTTCACCGTCTTGACCGACTTTTAAATCGTGCTCCCATCCGTTATGAAACTGAATCATCTGAATTTTCAATTATGTAGGTTTTCATATAGTGCAAAAACTTGTTTGCGTCATTGCTCATTGGGTGCGTCGTCGCTTGTAGCCATAATTCATATGGTTCTTTTTCAGTCCAAGCCGGGTCAACTTTATTATAACTCGATTGTATTTCAATCAACAATAATTTTGCCATTTCTAAAGCCTTCAAAAATGGCGCGCCTTGCATTTGTGGTTTTTTTATAATTTCATTTTCATCATAATAGGAGTTTTGTTTTTCTGGCATTTTAAGTTTTATCTCTTCAATCAATTCGCCGTAATTGTCAGCAGCGTTTTTATCTGTTTCAAGTTTTTTGAAAATGTCTAAAAAAGCATCCTCCAAAACTGCGCGCAATAAGGCCTTTGCAACGTAACTATCTAAACTAGAATCATTGCAATATTTAAAAACGTGTTTCATGCTTTTTGTTTTTGGTTGATTTGCTCCACGTTCTCCGCTACCACGTCAAACAATTCGAACGGGTCAACGCCATCCATTTGCATTAACTGGCCGCTGTGTTTCAATATCCCGGTTGGATTGCTGTAAATGTAATTTTCAACCGTCCGGCGTGATACGCCTAACCTTTCGGCGCAATCGTCCAAGCCTTCGAAGTGTTTAATTATATACGCTTTCAGTTTCATTGTATTCAATTTGGATTTCATGCTTTATCTGTTTAATTCGCAAGTCTTCAACGTACCGTTCAAAGCTGCCGTAATTCTCAAACGCAACGCGCGTATTTAACTTTGGCAGCCTAACGATATACCGCACATCAGAAAGGGAAATTTGCGCCATCTTGTGCAGGTTGTTGGGTTGGTGCTGGCTCGCCTTCAATGATTTCGTACTTCCACGGCACAAGGCTCATAAACACGCGCATCGGCTGCGTGTCGTCCTTTTGCCATTCGCTGCCGCGTACGTTGCACCTTGCTTTTATTTTCTTGCCTTCAGGCAATGCAACAGCTTCGTCCACGTCGTTTTTGAGAAACTCCAGCGCTAACGTTTGCGGATATTTTCCGTCCTCTATTTCTACGTGTACTTCGCATTTACGAAATCCGCTTTCGAATTCCATCGGTTTGCAAACGCGCTTAATCACTCCTTCAATTATCAATTCCATGTTTTTTATAAGATTTAGTGAATTCTGTTTGTGAGCAGTTGGGCAAATCGATTGCCCGCAACTGGTTTAATCGTAGCCGCTCGAATATCTCACGCCAGCGGCTTGGCGTTGGGTTGGTGTCTATAATTTCGTCCTCTAGCCCGTCGTCGTCGTCCTTCATTGTCGACGTGCTTAGCAGGTGTAAAGCATAATCTTTGATGTCTTCCACGTGTGCGGCTTGGTCAGCCTCTACGCTGTCGAAGAATTCGTCGAGGTTATTCATCGATTTCGTCTTCGCCATAAACGCCGGCGGTGTAGAAGCCTGCGAGTTTTAATATTGCACGCGATAAAGCGCGTTTTTCCGCCATGGCAATCGGGTACGCGTTGCGGTTGTTTGATTTGCTCGCCTCGCCAAAGGTCTCCACCTTGCCTATTTCGCATTTTGCGTAGGCTTTAACGCAGTATTTTCCTTCTTTGGTATCTGACCATTCGGGCACGGTAGAAAATCGAACCTCGGCCTTTATTTTAGCCTGTAAGTGTTCAACGCCTCTGCGCGTCATAATGACAAAGCCGCGTGGGTCTTTGTGGAAGTGGTCCGGGTGCATATCGTACTTAGCGGAAAGCGCCCGTAATTCATCGGTGTTGTTCATCGTTCTCGGTTTTGCTTTAGGTGCATCTTCATTTTGTCAATCAGGCGCAGAAATTCGCGTTCCTCGGCTAGTTCTTGCTGCCATTGGTTGAATGACTGCGGGGCTGTTACTTGTACGCTAGAGCGCACGCAAATAGGTTTCATCATTTTAGTCATTGCTCCAAGATTTATTTGTTGCACCGCTAAAACCTGCCCAACGTGAAGCCGCTTGCATGTTGGTTATCGCGCTGTGCTTGCTTACTGTTTTACCTGCTTTTAATCTTGCTTGCGCGTTTGAAATATTGCCGCGCTTGTCTGTTGGTCTAAAAAACCAATTGCAATGGCCGTTGGGCATTTCTTGTATTAAGCCTTCGCCGTATTGCAGTACGTGTACTTCTTGTTTCATGTTACTTATCGTTTAGTTGTTCGTAATCGTGGTCAGCGCGTTCGAAAAAGTCGTCTTCTTGCTCGTCGTCGTCGCTGGGGTAGTCGTATCCTTCGCGCCACATGGTAAAAAAATAAAGCCCCGTAGGGCGTTTTTAATAATGTTATTTGCTCAGAGTTTCAAAAGTTTTTCCGCTGCATAAACATCACCGATAAGACCGTACAAATAAATAACAGTGTCGTCGTTGTGTTCAGCCGTGCCGCACATAAAAGAAAAACCGCGCTCGCTTAATAATTTTACTGCTTGGTCTGTTGCTTGCTGGTCAATTTGAATTTCGAAAGTCATGATTTATGTTTTTTTGTTTGTTTGACTGAGTCAAAGATACGCAACTTATTTCGTTACGCAAGCTTTTTCGTACTTTTTTTTTATTGGGCACAAAAAAAGCCCCCACGTTTGGAGGCTCTTTAAATCAACTCTATGAAACAAACTAGGAAACAACCCTAGCGACGAAGTTAGTCATTTTTTTTCGCTTCTCTGCGTTCTTTACGCCTGTCGTTTACAATAGCATTAATAAGCGTGTCAAGCCAGCCGAATACCTTATTATCTGCTTCCGTTGGTGTAAGGTTCACAATCACCTTCACGAATGCCATAAGCGCCAAAACAACCTCGGCCCAATAAGTCTGTAACAATTCTCCCATGATGTAAATTTTTATGCAAGGTATTAAAGCGGCATCAAACAATTAATAGCCGTATGCCCTCCGATTACTACGCCGCATCCAATCGCCTGCTTTTTGTAGTGCTTGGCATATGCAGCCGCGTACGTTTCGCGGTCGAGGCCGCAACCCACCTGCATGGCCCATATGCGGCTTCTGTTGCCGCAAAAATGTTCGACGTAAGCCTGCGTATGTATATGACCTTGAACCGTGCTTTGCAGGTCGTTCTTTGCCTTTGTGCGTGCGGTGCCGCCTTCACCATGCACGTATTGCACGCCATTATATTCTACGCGCTCTGTCCAGTTCCATGACGTGCCCAACACTTCATTGAACGATTTAATCCAAACGCTTGGAATGGATGAACTGAATGCCCTGCGCATTACAACCCGGTCATGGTTTCCGATTATGCAATCAGCCACCGGAAAAGCTATGCGCCATTTTTGAAGGTCTTCAATTGCGCGCTCTAGCTCCGTCCTTGCGCTTTCCCCATCCGGGTCTGTTTCGTGCCTGCTGGTGGCGTGCGAGTCGATTAAATCGCCTATGAATATAACTTGATTGCACGCGTACTTATCGTAGGTCTCAAGGCAAAACTCAAAATATCCTTCCTTCTCAAATGGGCAATGCAAATCACCTATAACTAAAATACGCCGCTCTTTGTTGCGCAGGAAATCCAGCGCTTTCTTTTGCTGGGGTGTAACCCGTGGGCGTATCGTGTTAATCATATAGCCAAACTACGTCCGCATCTTTTGCGGGGTGGTCATCGACGTGCAGGAAATCCCGATGCACTCCGATGCGATTAAATCCAGCCTCATATAACGCGCCAAGTATGTAACCGCGCGTCCTGCTGTCTGTGCAAACTATATCAACCGCCAACCCGTCAAGGTGCGCGCTGTCCTTTTTCCCTCCGCTCGCCCTATTGTGTGCGCTGCATCTCACGCCTGAGCTAATCCGAAAAGCTACGCCAGCTTTGTGGCGTGCGTCGTCCAGCATCATTAAAAAATCGTGGTCCATTATGTCGATACCGAGGCCCTCAGAATTTGCGCGGCATTTCTTGCACTTGCAATCGAATTCCTCGTATCTGAAATATCTCAATTCCATATTATCGAACAGGCTGCGACAAAAATAATTATATCAGCAACATCAGCACGGCCATACTCGCGCGCCTTGTACGTTGCGTTTACCAATACCGTTGCCAAGATAAGCCAAATCATTTTTGCAGTTTTGCAAGCATCAACTCAATTTTGTGGACGGATGCCAGTAGTTCCTTCATGTCGCTCTTTATCTCGTTGCTGTCAATTTCAAGCTGTATCACTCGGCTTTTCAGCCTTGCCACCGTGCTATTAAGGTTCACCCAAACACCAACCAAACCCGCCACGACCGGCAAAACCATTGCCACAAATTCCCATTCCATCACTTTTCCTTTTTCTGTATGATATACCAATTCGAATTATGGCACAAGATAGTGATGCCATCATAAGCACGGTCGAAGTTGTAACTCGCTGCGCCGTCTATTGTTGCGCTTGTATCTGTAACATTAGGCAGCAGTTTAACAAATTTATTGGCTGCAATTGTCGCATCACTATGAAATTGAATCGTACGCCCTTCGCTGTTGGCCACCAGTGGTAAATACAGGTTGCCGCTGCCGTTGCCACCTATCCAGCTATTGAATATATGCGTGTCGTTCTGTAGTACATAATTGTTCGAGCCGCTACGGTTTGAAATCGTACGAACTTCGTTGTAACTGCTCAATTCACCCGCACGCAATTGCCGCACCTGCTCCGAAACTGTGCCGATACCTTCAACAATATTTGTGGCCAGCATTGAAGTTTGTAACGTGTCGTTATCATTCTGCAAAATCAATTCGTTGCTGGTTATGTTTGTCGCGTCAAATGACAATTGCCACCGCTGCACATTGCTCTGCCGTGCGTTCATTACTACATCAAAGCAAAACGGTGCAAAGTATTCCGTGCCTTCCTTTATCGTTTGCCACATCTCGAACAAGCGCCCGTAAATTTGCCCGCGCTTTATTGGTATCGGTAACTGACTGCCTGCAATCGCTTCCTCAACGCCTAAACGATGCAATGGTACTGCCGTCGTTGTTTGGCTGCTGATATATTCATTATCAACCCCTGCAATGGTGAAAGCTCCGTAATTGGTTAAAAAATTAAGCCCTGCAATTGTCGCCTGTGGGTCACCGTGTAGCGCCTCGCCTTGGTCGCTAACCATTGTATTGTTTAGACTCGTTTCGGCTTCATATAAAAGGCCATCGCCTAAAAGTCCTTGGTCGTCCTGAAGATTCAAATGACTGATTAAAATCATTATTCCCGTCGCTGTGTAATCGCTTGTTACGTCAACGCCTACCTGAATTATTCTAATTTGAATTGTAATATCAAGTCCAACCTGCTGGCTTGGTAGCTCGTCAGTTGTAACGCCCCACGTTAAAGCCGCGTCAATGCCTTCGCCGCGTTGAAAGTTTGCAATTCCCTGCGTGCGTTCTCCCGGCGTTGCAGTCCATCCCGCATTGGTGTAATACAGTGTCCCGCATTGGATTGTCATTTGCACCTGAACGACGGCATTGTTGAACGGGTTGTTTTCAAAACTCTGTGCAGGTAGCAAAATTTGACAGCTCCCGCCTAGGCTAAATTGTAAATCCTGAATATAAGTGCGGTCTGTATCTGCAAAAACAACATTATCGCCCGTCGTTATGCCTGTCGTATAATCGCTAAAAATATAATCGTTGCCATCATATCGGCGCGTTCTTCTGACGCTTTTAAATGGTGGTAAATTTGAAATTGTACCGCCCGCCATTTTGGTAAAATTAGCGTCAATCTCAGAAACGTAACCCGTGGCAAGCTCTGCCACCTCGCCCGTTGTTAGTGTCACATTTGCATTGGCTAAGTTGACCTGCTTTACGTCTGCCGTCCAATCAACTCCATTGCTTGCACGCAAATAACAATTGACAGGCAAAAACCACCAATATCCATTGGATTGAAATACACGGCAATTTAAAGACAGTGCAAGGCTTTCAAGCATTTCGAAGCTGTTATGCCCCCGCACGCCGTCATATATTTCATTATCCTCTGTAACTATTAAATTGGTTACGTTCACATCTTTGAACCAGTCCGAGCCGGTGTAATCTTCCATCTCAACATCGTTCACGTATCTCAAAAATGCATCGGACGCGCTCCATAAACTAGTGGTACGCATTTGGTTAAATATCTGCATAACCATTGCACGCAAAGGCTGAGATGATTGCGTTAAATGGTCGTACAAAACATCCTTAAGGTTTGCTATGTCGTCCGTGGCTCGAATATTTACAAGATTTGGCGCGGGTGCGTCCTCTTGCTCTATCTGCTCGGCTGCGATTATGCCCGTCCAATACAAAGAATTTAGTCCATCAGGGTCTTTGCGTATCTCGACCTGCATACGCCCTTCCTCAGCAGCTGGAAAAACGGTATTTAAAAACGTTTCAAACGTGCCGCCTTCGTTCATAATTGTAAACGTCACCGATGAGCCTATGACAGGTTGAAAACGGTTTTCGCTGTCGCCTGTGTATCGCAGTTGGAAGCCCTCCGCGCCAAGTGTTATCTCCGTGGCCGTTCCATCATAAGCAGTATCGCGCAAGTTGATACGCCAATCTGTGCCAAGCTCATCGCGAAACTCTCCGAAAAATCTGATTGTTGCCATTAGTATCCTCTTACTCGGTTGCGGTCTATACTGCTCATTTCACTCGTTAAAAGTATATCGCGGCCTGAAATCTTGCCGGTCACCTGCACGCTTTGCCCGCCTAACATCCCCCTCAATTTGTCCAATGGTGCAATTACCTCCGGGTTAGTTTTTGCGCCGGGATACTCACCCACCAGGCCAAGCGTTGGGCCGCTGACAATACCGCCATCCGCAAAGGCTGGAACGCCTGCACCTTCTGCGCGTTTGGCGATTGCGCCTTTTAGCCCCGCACCCAAAGCAACAAGCGCAACGCCTGCGGCAATTGCAACAGGGCCAGCAAGTGAAGCCAATGCAATTTTTATGTTTTCAATTGCTATACCGTACCCAATTGCCAACGTTCCTAATTGTATGGCTAAATCTGCAAACACTCCTAACAACATTGCGCCAACGCCCTTCATTCCTTGGCCCGTTGCAATGCCTTCGCCTAACATCATTCCAAAGCCAATTGCCGCGCTTTGTGCTGCGCCTTCTACGGCTGTCGTAACATTGTTATTGAAGTCGTTTAAATCTTGCTCGGCTTGTGTTAGTGGTTCGGTTAAGCTCGGCATTTCTTCCAACTTGTTAAACAAGTGGCCAAGCGTCTGCGTTAAGTCCTTTGCTCCGTCTTCTGTTGTCTTCCAAATGTTTTCGTTCGGTACTTCCTCAAGCGTATTAAATAAAAAACCTAAAGTTTCATCGAGCTTGCGCGTTTCTGTGGTTGTTGTCTTGGTATCTGTTCCAAGCGTTACAATTGCCTCACCCGCGCCGCTGGCTTCGTCTGCTGTTGCTTTAAGTTTCAACGCTACACCTTCCTCTAAACTTAGCATCGCCGTTAAATCGGCGTTTGCAGTTTCTAACGCTTTTTCGAGCCTCTTTAAGTCTCGGCCCGCCGCGCTGTTGGCGTGTCTTTTATATGGTGCAAGTTTTAGAATGGTATCGCGCTCCTCTTTGAGTTGTTCAACGTATGCTTTCTGAGATGTTGCCGCGCCTTCAATCGCTGCCTTTTGTTGCTCTAAATCCAAACCGCCAAGGCTTTTCTTCAGGTCGTCCACCTTGCTGCTGCCTTCGCTGCTTGCGTTGTTCAGCATGATGACAGCGCCAACAACCAAACCGATGGCCGTTGCAACCACGCCGAAGGGGTTGGCGCGCATGGTCATGTTTAACGATGCAAATGCAAGTTTCGCGGCTTTCAATCCTGCTGTAAAGCTTGGAAGCAATGCAAGCACCGGGCCGATTGCACCAAACACGGCAGACAATGCGAAAACCATAGCTTGCCCGCCGTCGCTCATCGTGCTAAACTTCTGCGCTAAGTCGGCAACAATGCCCGCCAATTTTATCATGATAGGAGCAAGCGCCGTGCCTATCTCTATTTGTGCGCCCTCAATTGCCGATTGCATCCGCTTCATTGCGCCCTCGGCTGTGTCGTCCATAATTGCGGCCATGTCTGACGCTGCACCCGTTGCGCCTTGTAGCTCGGTGGTAAGTCCCGCCACGTCGCCCATGCCTTCCTTTAATACAAGGAAAGCACTCGAAGCAGTACGGCCTACCTCATCTTTCGCGTCGGCCAAGTTTATAACCTCGTCGGCGCTCTTTTTCATAGCCTCGGCAAACGGTTGGCCCGTGCCTGCAATTTCTTGCAATATCCTACGCAAGGAAGTGCCCGCCGTGCTGCCTTTGATTCCGTTATTGGCAAGCTGGCCAAGCATCGCCGTTGCTTCCTCTAGTGATACGCCGGCAGCCTTTGCAACCGGGGCAACAAATTTCATGGAGTCTTGGAAGCTGTCCAAGTCCAGCGCCGATGTGCTAAAGCTCGCGGCCATTACATCGGTAACGCGTCCCGTTTCTGAAGCGTCTAAACCAAATGCGCGAAGCGTTGCCCCTGCAACCTCGGCACTTTGTGCAAGGTCTGAGCCTGTCGCCTGTGCAAGGTTCAAAGTTGCTTCTGTTACTTCGGTTATTTCGTTAGCCGAAAAACCCAACTTTGCATATTCAAGCTGCAACGCGCTTACTTCTGAAGCCGTGAATCGTGTGCTACGTCCTAACTCTTTCGCGTTATCCTGAAGGCTTTTAAATTCGTCACCTGTTGCACCTGAAACGGCTTTCACCTTCGCCATTGATTGCTCAAAATCGGCAGCAACTTTGAACGATGTTGCACCAATGGCAACCAGTGGCGCGGTTATCGCCATGCTCATATTACGGCCAAGCTTTTGGATGTTGCCCGTTTCGCGGCGCATCGTTTTCGTAACGTTGCCCAGTGCAGTATTTAGCGGCGTGGTATCCGCGCCAACTCTTACAATTAAATCGCCTAATTTTGCCATGCTGTTACTTTGCTAACTGTCGCAAGATACCAATTCCGTCGCCGGCCTTTTCTTTCTTCTCCCATGGGAACGTGGCAAGGTCTTTCGGGGTTATCCTTTTCTTTACGTGTGGGTTGATTGTTATGGCTGCAAGCCACCGCGTGCGCTCCCATTCCGCTTTCTCCCGTTCTTCGATTTCTTTGTAGTGCCCCGCCATCGCGTTTCCAAACTCTGCGAACGTCAAACCATAAAGCAAAAAAGGGGTTAGACGCAACTGGCCTAACCCCATTTCTTCAATTTCGTCCCATGTCAACGGCTTGCCTTGGCCTTTGTTTTTTTTTGTGTGCCGCCCATGACTTTCGCCACGGCTTCGCTGAGTTTTTGCAAGTCTGATATTTCAATCATACCAAAGAAATCGTCAACGTCCATTTCGAACGCCATGCCTTGGCTTTTGCAACCCTCCTGCACAAAATAATAAACCAGCTCAGGAATTAAAGTAACGTCGTTGCTATCAACGTCTGCCACCTTTTTACCTGTCGCATCTTCAAACTTTCGCCATGCGCGCATAGTTGCACGGATTGGGAATGTTTTACCGTCTAGTTTTATCTCTACCATGTGGTAAAGATATTACGCAATCACTTCACGAACAACTGTGCCAGTTACTTCAATAGTCATTGAAAAGCCAACGTTGTCTTCAACGCCTGCAGTTTGCTCAAGGCTTGAGATGTAGCCTTCAACATCGAATTGCTCGTCTCCTGCGTTTGCAGTTGCTCCACCTCCTGTATTTGTAAAGATTACAAAAAGCTTTTCGCCTGCAATTTGGTGCGCCACAAGTTCATTGTATCCGTTTGTTGCATCCTCTGCAAAGAGTCCGCTCACGCTCATGCTGGCCGACTTCAAGCCCGGCAAAAGTTCACGGTATCCGCCACTTGTTTTTGTGGTAATATCGCGCATATCCGTGGTCAACGAAATGCTGCATTCGGTTACGTGGTCAACTACTACCTCTGAGTCGTCTGTTGTTCCAAGAAATACGCGGATACTTGACGAATTAATAATGCCTGATGTTTGTGCCATTACTCTTTAATTTTTTTTGATTCTTTTTTTTCGGGCTTATCTAAGTACCCGCCTTTTTTAAGTTTTGCGGCGAACTTATTTGAAACGTCCACAACTTTTCCGGCTGGCCATTTCCAGCCGTTTTTGTTATATGGTTTTTGTATCGTTACCTTCATGCGTGCAATTTACTGCTTTTAAATTTCATCGTCAGGCGATTCAGGGAACCATCCGTTTTCTTCCATATACGCCTCATCTCTTACGGTCGTAGTGCTCGGAACGATTGCCCCAAATGGGAACGATTGCGCGTTAAGTACGTAGCTTGAAAGTTGTCGTATTTCTACCTCGCTCAATTCGAGCATTAGGGTGATGAGCTTCTCAAGCGTCGCCAATGGGCTGACGGGAATATTGTATTCCGTATCCACCTGCAAAGCGAATTGAATGCCGTCAGGGTGTTCGATGACTCCGAAGACCGTCCCATCCTTTTGATAGGGTTCCTGTGTAACCAATGGCGCGGTGATGTTGTAGAGTTCGCGCGTTATGGCTTTGGCTCGGTGTTCGCTTGTAAGCGTTCCTTCGGGGAGTACGATTATATAGCCGTTCATCAGTAGATAGAATAGAAGGTATTGATGTTGCTCTCGATGTTCGTGCGGTTGCTGGATTGGTCGGAAGGATATAAAATTATTTCTTGAATATTGCCCTCCCAATCCCTCGCCAAATAGTTTGTAGAAATTTCCAAGAAATCGCGACTCCCTCCACCAATGTAGACTAATGCTTGGGTCGTGCTTGATGGATTGGACGAAGGTATGCTACCATTGTAATATTTATATGTAGCTGTACTTGCCCAATCACCACTGCTTGAAGTAAAAAATCGGTAGGCTTGCAATACTGAGCGTAATGACGAATCTGAAGAACTTTTGAGAAGGTAATTTAATGAATCGGTGCCCGTTTCCTTTGCTACTGTAAACACGTCAACTATGCTTGAGACCGCAGAGGTTAATTGTAAAAAAGCGCCTGTAGTTTGCACCGCAGGTTTCCCGTTCTCCGTTATAACCGCACCGCTTGAAACGATTTTCGGCTGACTCGCTGTGGTGGTCTGCGTCGCGTCGTTGCTGTTTCCGCTTTGGTCATACCAAGTCTTTACGAACGCATCGCCCGTACCTGCGAAGGCCAAAAGCGAAACAGTATCCAACTCATCGTTTGAAAATCCAATATCTTGCTCGGTGTTGTCTGACGACCTACGAACGCGGATTGCGTCGCCTGTGTACAGCGTTCGGAGTTTCCGCAAAGAATATGCTCCTGCTGCTCCCGTGTACGTGTCTAGTAACAAATTGGCTTCGTCTACTTCCTCCCATGTTTGCAGCAACGTGAACGGTGGCACGCCATACGTTGCGCCATCTTCGAAGCCTTCAAAGGTCGCCACGGTATCCGCATACGCTGTATCGTCCGCAAAGGTGTGAATCAAAGTGTAGTCACCAATTACGTCGGCGTCTGTAATGAATCCCGTTTTGTGGTAAATCTTCCGCACGATTACTTTGCCCGCTGCTGGCGTGTCGCTTTCAGGGTCAATAAAAACCCCGTCACCTTCGGCCTTGACGCTATAGGCGCGTTCTGCAAATATCGTGGGCATTTGTTTCCCATTCTCAACCTCATCTTCGAAACGGTTGGTATAACTCACCTGCGATTTGAATGCGCCCGCTGTCGCGTCGTATATAAGCGACTGATTACCTGCCGGTGTGCCGACTATTGTAACGTCGCTCAAGTCGTTTAAATCC